AGGACAAAAACAGGACTTTACAGAATATTTATCCCAGCCTATGATGCTTTAGAGGGTTTCTTTGATGTATACGGTAATGCCGTTGTAGAAGACCCACCCCAAAGCGTACACATACATGGTATAGATGGGGATACCATTGAAATTGGCAGTAAGACCTATCTCAAGAATGAACGCAAGTCGTTTAAAGATAACCCGTCTGAACTAAATGAGGTTACTAGACAGTTTCCCTTTACTGAGGACGAAGCTTTTAGAGACAGCATTGAAGGTAGTTTGTTTAACATAGGTAAGATATACCAGCAGATAGAATATAACGATGAGCTCTTCCCCAATCCCGTTGTTGTGGGTAACTTTACCTGGAGGGAAAAAGACAAAGAGGTTGTTTTCTCCCCTACCCCTAATGGTAGGTTTAGGGTTTCATGGATGCCCGACCCTTCTGAAAGGAATATTCTCAAAACAGAAAGAGGTAAAAAGATAGCTCCTTTTTCTGCTTATGGTTGCGGAGGGGTTGACTCTTATGACCTAGACGCAACAGTAGATAACAGGGGATCTAAAGGAGCGCTACACATGTACAATAAGTTTAGCATGAACCGCCCTTCCAATATGTTTGTTGTGGAGTATGCATCTAGGCCAGACCTGGCTAGTATATTTTATGAGGATGTCCTTATGTGCGCTTTTTATTATGGGTATCCTTTACTTGTAGAGAACAATAAGTACGGTATCGTAAGGTACTTTGAATCAAGGGGTTACGACGGTTACCTAATGGATAGACCCAGGCACCTCATGAGTAGTTCCTCTCATGTAAACGTAAAGACAAAAGGTATACCATCTAACTCTCAGGATGTGATACAGTCTCACGCCCAATCTATAGAGAAGTATATTCACGACCATGTTGGCGTAAATTATGAGAGCGGAGAGACAGGAAAAATGTATTTCAACAAAACCCTTGAGGATTGGATTGGGTTTAAAATAGATAAACGAACTAAATTTGACTTGACAATTAGCTCTGGGCTTGCATTACTTGCAGCTCAAAAATCAAAAGAAAAACCAAAGTCTGATTTTAAAGAAAAGACTTTTTTCAGGCGATATAAGGTCTAATGACGATTTGTTATATTTGCAGGATATGCACAATGCAAGTAAATCATGAGCCTCAATAAAAACAGCAAGCATTCTTTCCCAAACCCTCTGGCAGACGCATCAACTAAACAGAGCAAGTCATATGGTTTGCAGTATGCAAAAGCTATTGAGAATCAGTGGGGTAAAATAAGAGAGGCTACATCTCTTTATGGAAAAAGAAATACCGTTTTTGAAAGAAGCAGAGATTATGCTAACGGTACCCAAGACACCAACATATATAAGAAGCTTCTCAGATCACTCAATCCTAATGATGGAGACGGAAGCTTGATGAACATGGATTACACCCCTGTTCCTATCTTGCCTAAGTTTGTTAGGGTTGTGGTAAATAAAATACTTTCTAAAGATCCTTACCCAAACCTAGAGGCTATAGATCCTTTGTCTTCATCTGAGAAAAATAATAAGAAAAGAAGAATCGAGGTTCAGATTGAGAATAAGGAAAAGTTAAAAGCGCTTAAAGAAAAAAGAGGGTTGGTATTGGACATTGATCCAGATGAGCTCCCAGATACATTAGAGGAGGCTGAAATACTTTTGGGCACCAATGTAAAAACCGATGCAGAGCTAGCCGCTCAGATAGGCACCAACATGACCCTTTCTTGGAACAACTTCAATGACGGGACTCTACGTAGATGCGTTAATGACCTTGTTGCTCTAGGCATGTGTGTTGTGAAAAGAAGTAACGACCCCAATCACGGAATCAAGACTGATTATGTAGATCCTTCTACGTTTATTCATAGCCACACAGAGGACCCATTCTTTGAGGACTTGATTTATGCGGGTCACGTTAAATCTATTTCTATACAGGAATTAAGAAGGATATCTGCTGGTGAAATTACAGAAGAGGAGTTAGAGGATATCGCGAAGTCTGTTAAGGGTAAGTACGGCAACAACCCTAGTTCTTTTGGTAAAAACGGATACAACAATCTATCTCACAGAACTGATTACGGGTATGACGAGTACATGGTAGATGTGCTTGAGTTCGAGTTTATTTCTGTTGACTGCATATACTTTGAAGAAAAGCAAAACCGTTTTGGTAACATAAACTTCTTCATGAAGGGCCTTGAGTACACCGAAAAACCAGGTAGTGTGTACGAAAGGAATCCAGTTAAGATGGATGTCGCTACCGTGTATGGGGGTATGTATGTGATGAACGGATCTAACATCGTATTTAATTACGGAAGGTCTAAGAACGTCCCCAAGAATATTCACGACATCTCATCTGTGAGATTGTCTTACTCTCCAGTAGCTACTAACATTCGGGACATGATGCCGAAGTCTATGGTAGAGAGCTGTACTGGGTTTGCTGATATGCTTCAGTTGACTCACCTGAAGATTCAGCAGGCTATTGCTAAAGCAAAACCAGACGGATTGATCATTGATATCGAGGGGTTAGAGAATGTGCAACTAGGTAAAGGCGGAGACCTACAGCCTTTGGACTTGCACGATATCTACGAGCAGACTGGTGTATTCTACTATAGAAGTAAAAACCCAGAAGGGGGATTCCAGAACCCTCCAGTAAGAGAGATAGGCAATAGTATTCGAAACATCAACGAGCTTATTGGCCTTTACAATCACTACTTGCGAATGATCCGCGACGCAACGGGCGTTAACGAAATGATGGACGCTTCTACACCGAAGGGTGACACCTTGGTGGGGGTTCAGCAGAATGCTATCGCAGCAGGAAACAACGCTATATACGATATCACTAACGCCTCTATGGTGCTTTACAAGAAGGTTTGCGAGGATATAGTTAAATGCTTGCAAATCATACCAGAAGAGTCTGTTCTTCATGATATATATAGCAATGCAATAGGCAAGGAGAATATGTCTGTTCTTTCTTCTTTTAACGAGCTACCTATGTACAACTTTGGAGTTCAAGTTGTTAGAGAGATGGAGGATAAAGACAGGGCTTATTTGGAGCAAAACATTCAAATTTCTTTGCAACAAAAAGAGCTAGACATAGAAGACGCTATCTCTATAAGGTCTTTAAAGGATGTGAATCAAGCAGAGAGGCTTTTGGTCGTAAGGCGAAAAAAGAGAATAGCTAAACAGCAAGAGATAGCCACTCAAAACTCTCAGATGCAAGCTCAGTCAGCTCAAATGGCAGCTCAGTCTACTTCTCAGGCCAGGCAACAAGAAATGCAGATGGAGGCTCAAATAGAGGCTCAACAGATGCAGCTTAAGGCTCAGCTAGAGGCTCAGCTTGAGCAGGTTAAGCATGGATTTAGGAAGGAAATAGAGATAATAAAGGCTCAAGCCACCCTTGGATTTAAAACTGACGATCAAGAGTTTAAGGAGAAGATAGAAGTTCTTAAAGAAGATAGAAAGGATGATAGGGTTAAAAAACAATCTTCCGAACAAAGTAAACTTATATCTCAGAGGCAGGGGAAAAGAGGTGAGTTAGAGGACTCTGGAGATAATGTAGATAATGTTGTAAATTCACTATTAGGATAACATGGCAAGTAAAGTAAACTTAGACGTAGCTGAAAAGCTTGATATCACTTGTAGAAGAGGAGACACCTTTTCCCTCACGCTTACATTAAATGACTCTAGTGGAACCGCCTTAGATTTGACTGGATATGAGTTTTTAATGGACGTAAAGACTAATCCCGTTCGATCTCGGACAGGGGTTTCTGAAAGGGAGGTGATTGCTTCTAGCAGCCTTTCTTCTTCTACTTCGGATGCTAAGGCTTTAAGCGAAGAACAAAAGTCAAAACTAAGCAATGGTTTTGTGTTTAGCGATGGCACCACTTCTGGTGTGGTTACTGTTACAGCTTCAGCGGATACAATGAAGGAGCTTCCTGTTGGTTCTTTTACTTACGATATTCAACAAAAAGTTAGTGAAGTAGTAACCACTATATTAAGAGGTTCATTCACTGTAAACGAAGACATCTCTAGATAACATGGCTATAACGGTTACAGCAAACGGGTCCACCTCAGTAACGGTAACAGCGCCTGCCTCTAGTTCGGTGGTAGTGACAGAGAAGGGCGTCAAAGGCGATACAGGCGCAACGGGAGCTACAGGCGCAACGGGTGCAGCTGGTCCCGCTGGAGGTCTTGCAGATATTGTTTCTGACACATCGCCTCAACTTGGTGGAAATCTTGATGTAAACGGAAGTGATATTGTCAGTACTTCTAACGGAGATATTGATCTAGACCCTAACGGCACGGGTAAGGTTGTGTTCAAAGGAAACTCCGACAAGGGTTCTGGTCAGTTTGTTTTAAACTGTGAGGAGAATACTCACGGAATTGTGGTGAAGGGACCTCCTCACTCCGCAGGAGCTTCTTACACATTGACACTACCAAACACAGACGGAAGTGCGGATGAGGTGCTAAAAACCGACGGCAGCGGTAATTTAGATTGGGTTGCTCAAACAGACACCAATACTCAGCTATCCACTGAACAAGTTCAAGATATAGCTGGTCCTTTAGTAGCTACTGGAGGGACAAAAACAAATATTGCTGTCACTTATGATGACACTAATGGCAACATGGACTTTGTTGTTGCTTCTGATTTAAACACCACGGGCAACGCTGGTACAGCAACAGCGCTCGCTACAGCAAGGGCAATTAATGGAGTGGACTTTGACGGCACCGCTGCGGTTACCGTTCCTGCTGCTGGGTCTACCTTGACTGATACCGTCCCAGTTTCAAAGGGCGGAACTAACGCGACTTCGTTTACAGACAAGGCTGTAATTATTACGCAGGATAGCGGAACGGATACGCTAGCTGCGGCGGCCATGACTACAAATGGGTCGTTACTTATAGGTGGTAGTAGCGGTCCAGCAGTTGCTACTCTTACTGCTGGTAGCAACGTCACTATTACAAATGCCGATGGAGCTATTACTATTGCTGCTGCTGGTGGCGGGGGAAGTGGTGATGGGGATATAGAAGGTGTTACTGCGGGTACTGGCCTTTCTGGCGGTGGTGATTCGGGCGCTGTAACCCTAAACGTAGAGGCTGCTCAAACAGGTATTACCTCTGTGGTAAACTCTAGCTTAGAGATTGGGAGAGATGCCGACAACAGAATAAAGTTTGGTACTGATAACCAGATCATATTTGAAGTCAGCGGTGGCGATAATGTAATCATGAAGGCTTCAGGTGAGATAGAGGCCACTAAGTTTGATGGAGCCCTTGAGGGTAACGCTGATACAGCCACTCTTGCTACTACTGTTACGGTAACTGATAACGAAAACACTAACGAAGAAAACGTAATAACCTTTGTTGCTGGAGCAGCAGGCAGCGGTGATGTAGGCTTAGAGGCAGACGGTGATCTAACATACAATCCCTCTACAGGTACTGTAACTGCCACTCAGCTAAACGTCACTAAAAACTTATTTGCAAAAACTGCAAACACCGACTTTAGCGCACAAGGTGATATCATTAAGATAGGCACAGGTAGCACTACTCAGGGTGAGCTTTGTTACTACAAGTCTGATGGGGCGTGGGCAGCGGCTGACGCAGACGCTACGGGTACTGCTGGCGGCGTACTATTGGCGATTGCTTTAGGCACTGATCCCGATTCTGATGGCATGTTGCTCAGAGGTACATTTACCTTAGATCATGATCCAGGAACTATTGCAGATGAGCTATACGTTTCCACTACAGCTGGAGACATCACGGGCACCGCACCTTCAGGGTCTGGAGACGTCGTTCGTGTAGTAGGCTACTGCTTAGACAGCACGAACGGACAGATTTGGTTCAATCCATCTAACGACTTCATCGTACTTGCATAAACATGCCAAACATAGCATCACATAACGGAATAGACGTGGGAAAAATAGCATCAATAAACGGTCAAGACGTCCCAAGCGGGGGCAGTGGAATAACAGCAAACCCTATCGCGAGCTCTGGCGTTCAGGATTTGAGCACAGGATCTATTATTAATAACCCAGCCGTTACTGCTGATTTTGCTATAGGTCCAACAATTTCTCATACATTTTCTAAAATAGCTATTACCAAAAACTACACTCAAGCATTCGCCATCAAGTCTAGCGGACAACTGTGGTATTGGGCAACCCAAGACGACCAATGGAATTCGAGTGTTTTTACAGCTGACGGGACGTGGCGGCAATACGGTTCAGATACTGACTGGACAGATATTTCTGCTGGCGATGCGCAATTCGGAGCTGTTAAAGGGGGTGATATGATGTTTATAGGATTTGGCGGGAACAGGCAAAGAGGAGACGGGAGTACCAGTAGCTTAAACGATTGGACCGTTACAAATAGCGCTCTTACGTGGAGCAAGGTTAGTATGGGTCAGCAAATGACCGTAGGCATAACGACAGGTGGACACGCTTACACTACGGGTTATGGCTACGATTACATGACTGGACAGGGTAGCACCTCTACGATTTCAACATTCACAAGAGAGAAAAACAACCTAACGAACATAACTCAAGCTGTAGTGGGGAGACGTTGTTCTGTTTATTTGAATTCTGACGGAGATGTTTACTTTACAGGAAACAACACGTATAATATAGCTGGCCCAGAAATAACCTCAACAAGCGACGTGAATGGACCAACTTTATCGAGTAGCTCGTCAGATAGGGTTATAAGCGTGCTGGGCCTCCCCAGTTATTTTGGCACTTGCCATATAGATTCAGATGGCTACCTAAGGCACTGCGGTTTTGGATCTTATCACATGCGACCAGACGATAGTAACACTGCATCACAGGGCTCTAATTCAATGAGGCGTTTAGATAGCGCGGGAACAGGATGGACTTTCTTCTCTGCGAACAACTGGGGCGATACAAGCTCCCAGGACCAGACTTGTATAGGTATACAAAGTGGTGCGTTAAAATTTGGGGGGGAGGGTTCAAATAAATTTAAATCTGCGCTAAGCCTTGCTGTCGATGATACCTGGGAAACAATCAAGTCTTCAGGCGTTACCTCAGCTACCATTAACCCAACAGATACATCCCCTGAACTAATTATTTGGAGCTAATGGCATCACACACTGAATACAAAGTAGCTGTTAACGAAAACACAGACTTTCTAGAGGGCTGGACAGATTCGTCTGTCCCTCATATGGTATTTCTTTACGATCAAAAGTCTTTAGAGGATTGTGAGTTGGATAACGGCGTTTATTATGCCACATACAAGACAGTCATTTTCGACGAGCAACAAACTTTTGAAGTAGCTTACCCAAGCGGTTTAACTACCGTTACTGTCCCCCCTGGTGAATACGGAATTAAACCGTAATTTTGTTTTTATTATCTTTGCCTTATGGCTCTAACCAAAAGCGAAAAAGCAAAGTTAAAGCGCTATGGACTTTCTGGTTTAAGTAAGCCAAAGAGATCTTCTAGCGGTAAAAAGTCGCATATCGTTGCCGTTAGGATAAACGGTAAGATTAAGATCATTCGCTTTGGGGAGAAAGGTGCGAGCACGGCTGGTAAACCAAAGGCTGGTGAGTCAGCCAAGATGAAGGCCAAGAGAAAGTCATTTAAGTCCAGGCATAGAAAAAATATTGCTAAAGGACCGAGTAGCGCTGCTTACTGGGCAAACAAAGTAAAATGGTAAGAACACTAATCTTTTTCTTGCTGTTTCCAGCAATTGCCTTTTCTCAGCCAAGCTGGGTAAACGTATCTATATTCAGCGATCTCTATGGTGGTGAAACCAGCTGGGAGATATACAATGGTCCAGAGGTAGTGGCTCAGTCTTCTGGGGTTTTATTTAGCAACGCTCTCTCTAACAGCATGGTGTTCTTGCCAGCTGGTGAGTATGATTTTGTTATATACGACTCTTTCGGGGACGGGATATGCTGTGCGTTCGGTGAGGGTTGGTTCGGGCTAAATAACACCTGCGGGTTGGATACCGCCGTGTACGACTTTGCCTTACCTCAAATGAATATCCCCTTTGTGCTGGAGCCTTGCGCTCCGCTAGTGCTTGGGTGTATGGACGAAGAGGCGAATAACTATAACCCTTGGGCTACACTAGATAACGGTAGCTGTAACGTGAGTCAATGCCCAGAGGGAGAGGCGTTTGTATCTATGGAGCTTACGCTAGACAACTGGCCCAATGAGACTGGGTTTACCCTTGTGAACTTAGCTGTAGGTGAGTTTTACGACCAGGTGCTTCCAGGTCAGTTTAACTTTGGTGATCAGCTAGCTACATATACATACGATTTTTGCGTATCCCTTGGCTTTGAGTTAATACTAACGGATACATTCGGGGATGGACTTAATGGATCTACCAGTGGTGGGCAGGACGGAGCTGTAGTAATCACGTCTTGTGAAGACAGCATTATATGGGAGCTTGATGATTTAGCCTTCGCTGCTGATGGGGGTAACGTCCATTACTCAGGGGCTGTGTTTGTAGAACCTTGCGTTTCAGAAGAAGCTGTCGTAGGGTGTATGGATGACGACTACGTTGATTACAACCCAGAGGCTACTGAGCCCGCTGATTGCTTGACACTACATACCTGGGGCTGTATGGATTCTGAATCTTTTAACTACGACAGCACGGCTACAATATCAGACATCATCAGTCCCTGCTCAATCACTATCACGCTTGAGGATGACGCTGGAGACGGGTGGGGCAACTCTCACCTCGGTGTTGCACAG